TAATCGCTTTAAGCCTACGCTCTATCTCAGAGTATATCTGCTCTCCTTCGCCTTCAGAACAGAAGTCTACCATTCTCTCGATAGGCTTAACTCCAATTGCAGGGACACAAATAGTATTACCTGAAGATACCCAAGTTACACCTGTCTTCTTCATAGAGATAATACCTGATTCCTCAGCCATTAATAGAAGTTGTTTCATCTCTGTACGAGGGTCATTCATACCTGCCAAGAAAGCTTTAGGGTTTTTTTCTGCCTGAACTTTCATGTCCCAACGAATCTCATCTACACTTTTGTTAGTATTAACACCTAATACCTTAGCATAACCTACAAGCTCATTTAAAGGCATTTTAAGAGCACTTTGAACAGCATCCATAACATCAGCTACTTTAGATATTTTATCCTGTGCAGACTTCTCATCATCTTTAATGTTAAACATTATAGACTTAGATTTTACCCTATGTGGATTACTACCATTAGCATTACAAGTATCTAAATATTTTTTAAGAGTGGGGTTAGTATGCTCTACAAAAAGAAACCCATTGGTAAAAGCTATAGGCTCTCTCATTTTAGCCTCATCTGATTGTTCATCTGAAAATATAGAAGCCTCTCCAGGAACGTATCTAATTTTTTTATTTTCCCCTGTTTCAGGATCAAATATAATATCCTCAGCCTTTAATAAAGAAACTACAGGGTATTGAGGCATACCATTTCTTTTTTTAGCTTTAGCAACTAACTTATAAACAGAAGCCTTAAACTCTTGTTTCTTATTAGTAAATTGAGGAGTGAATTTTTTTTCTACTATGGGAGCTTTAGCTTCGACCTTTGTAGATGTAGGAGGCGTTACAGCCTTACGAGTTTTTGTCGGTGACATAATAATTATTTTCTAAAATTAACTTAAAGTTTTATAAAGGAGGGGATTGCTCCCCTCCAGTAATTAATTAATAATCTTACGCAGGGTTATCAGTTAAGATTGTAAACGATGAACTTAAGTTAACATCGTCATCAAATTTCTCAGAAGAAGAAGAATCTAGTATGACAACAAAACCGTTGTCTTTACCAATAAACTTATGAATCTCTTGAGCAAAACTTCTAGCCACGTTTTTGTGATTATCAGCAGTACTAATTGTAAATGTAATTAAATCAGTACCTGAAGTATTGTTAGCCTCATCTGTTCCTGCTGCTTGAGCAGAAGCAAAATAGATGTAGCACTCATTTGTATCTTTTGATGTAAAACCTTTAAGGGCAGACAAAGGATAACAAACTGAATCGGGAGCTGTAGAGGCACTTGAATTAAAAGCACCATCTGCAGCAGCCATAAAATATAACGTTTTCATATCGTATTTTTTAAGGGTTAAAATTAAGCAGTTGCAGCTCTTAATGTTACTACAGCACTAGTTATATCTGAGTGAATAAATTCAGAACCAGCAACATCAGCGATAACTAAAAATGCTTTATCTCTTGATATTGGTTCGTTAATTTTATCAGTAATAGCTTGCATAACAGACTTCTGCTTATTAGCAGTAACTGTTAAAACTACAACATCAACTTCTTCACCCACACCACCTTCATCAGTAACAAGTCCAGATCTCTTCATAGGCTTAAATCGCATATTCAATGTAGTAGCATTTGTATCTCCAGCTTGAGTGTCAAAACCTAAGAATGAAGATAAAGAATACATTGCCACATCATCTGCACCTACTGCATCTGAAGACCCACCACTTAAGGCTTCTTGAAAGTATAAAAATTTCTCTTGGTATATCATAATATATATGTTTTTTTAAAAGATTTAGGAGGGAAGACTTTCTCCCCTCCATCTATCTATATTAATTATGATTTCTTGAATAATAAGAAACGATTAGGAGCAAATCCTTCAAAACCACGCTCAGTTCTGTAGTTACACTGTAACTCATCCTTACCGTTAGTTTTGTTCTGTAGAACAGCACCACCAGTTAACCAGTGCTCCATCTCACGAGAGTATCCGTTAGCTGCTTTATATCGCATTCTTAACGAAGGAATTTTCTCACCAGATTTAGCATCACGTTGTGAGTCCATAGGAATACACATACCATAACCATTGTACTTAAATCCAGCAGCACCTAACAAGTCAGGTCTGTTAAATAAGTCATAAGTTTTCTTGTGGAAAGTGTAACCACCACGAGAGAACGAGTTAAAGCCTAAGTTCAATGCCATATCTTTGTTGTTAGCGAAAGTACCATAGTTAGCACCACCTGCTGCGTAAGCACCTTGAGAAGCTAATAAGTCATCAATATCTAAAGATAAGTTAATACCAGCGTAAAGAGCCATCTCTTTTGCACCTCTGTATTTATCTAAAGACTTAACAGCAGCATCAAAGTCAGCCATAGTAATTGCTGAAGAACCAAGATCCATAGATTGACCTTTGTTTTCCATAAATCCTAAAAGACCTTCTGTAGTGTGAACAGTGTTAATATTAGATGACGAACCATCTTCGTTACCATCAGCGTTAGATAAAGTACCGTCACCAGAAGATCCAACGATCATTGCTAATTCAGCGTAATCCATAAAACGTTGGTGAGTATCAGCCTCACCTTGTAAGTACCATAAGTACCCAGTTCCACTCTCTGGAGAGTTAACCTTTACGTAAACAGCATTAGTTGCTTCTGAACCTGAAACAATAAACGACTCCTTAATAATTTGAGTCTTATTAGAATAGTGGTGAACCTTTGGTGTTAACCCAATTGGTTGATCCGTTTGTTCTGCATAAGCATTACCAACAATAGCAAACTCAGTATCTGCAGCACTTGCAGCTAAATTACCATCAGATACATTTTTGATAATGTAATCATCTCCATTAGCATCATTCTTTTTGGTAACGTAGTACATAGTTCCTGAGTTACCTAAAACAAGGTCACCATCACGAAGAGCACCTTGCTTATCAGCTCCAGATGAATCACCTCCATCAGTATCTACTTGATCAATTGTTAAAATTGCACTACCGTTTACGGTACCTGCAAATTGATTGTGAAGAAAAGTTTCTTCATAGTGCTCGAAAGTACGAGCTTGTGTTTCTTTTTTAGAACCTAAAAGTTCCATCAATCCAGTAATACCTTGATTACCGTATCGTTTTACTAGTTGCTCATCAACATCACGCTTATGAAAAGCTGCTGTTGTATCTCCAGAAGCAATTAAGTCTGATGAAGATACATAATTTGATGTAGTAGCGACTGCTGTAGCTGAAGGTGTTGCCACCATTCCATCTGCTAAACTTACTGTTGCCATTTTTTTATAATTTTAAAATGATAATTAATTTATTTATTTCTTAACCAAGTATTTGTCTTCTCAACATATCGAGAGTTGACTCTTGCTTCTGAGGTGCTGCTTGCCTATCTTGGGCAAACGATGGGTTCTTAATCTCATTAATTACGTTCTCTGTCCCTTTGCTTCTGTACTGATTAGCGACACCTCTAACAATCTTGTCGATGTTATTTAAGATGTACATATCTGTATTGAGAGCGTCAAAGTTCCAGTCACCACTTTCGTTTACATACTTATCAAAGAAGTTTTCTAGATCTGAGTTATAACTCTTAATCTCTTGACGAGCTTCGTCATCAAGTGTATAAGTAAACTCATCTCCTTGGTCATTCATAGAGAAAGATAAACCTTCAAGGTCATTAACCTCACTCTCCATTTGTGATAACCATTCTCCTCTGTCAGCCTCAGATACTCCAGAATCATCTGCTTGCGTTGGCATAGCATAATCTTCCTTAACCTGATTAAAGTAATCTCTAGCAGCTCTAGCGTCCTTAGTAAGTTGAACCTTACCAGCGTTAGTGTCCCTCGAACTATACTCCTCAGAATCTGTTTTGTATGTTGCAGCAATGTAATCATTTAACTCAGCTTCAGTTAAACTTGGATTCTCTAGCTTAAGATATTCCTTCATTACAGCATCATCAGATACGTTAGATAAATCAACCGTCTGAGTGTTTAGGTAATCTTGAACAGTACGACCAGTGTTTTTTACATACTCATTAATAACTTGAAGCTGCTCGCTAGCAAAGTCATTACTTTCTGTTTCTACACTAGTGCTGTCAAAATCATCAAATGAATCTATGTCTCGCCCAAGCTTCTCGCTAAGGTATTGTAAGACAATTTGGTCATCACTTAATTCCTCGTAATTCTCATCTTGTTGACTAGTTTGATTTTCATCAAGACTGGTCTCCTCAGTATTTAAAGAACTCTCACCTGTCAAGTCTATAACGTTAGATTGCTCCTGCGTTACAGGTTGCTCTGACTCAACTGCTTGGTTTTCATTACCAGTCAAGTCAACGATATTTTGTTTAGATTCAGGTTGTACAACCTCTCCTCCAAACTGTTTTACTAATTCGTCTCTTATATCCATTGTCTTAAATTTAATTACTTATTTTCGCAAATATAGACTTTTTTATTACAAAGTCAAATTATTTAACTTACTTTATTTTCCTCACCTAGAGGTCCTCTCTTGCCATCTCTCTGTTCTATCATTTGAGATTGATTTACAGCAGACTGTTGTTGAACCTCTTTTCTTACGTTACCTTGTATAGAGGCAGCTCCCTCTTTACCTAAGTTACCTAGCTCTATCTCTCTAAGTCTTCTTTGGTGTTGAGCTTGCTCAAACTGCTCTTTAAGCTGATACTCCATTTGCTTTAACTGCATGTCTGCTTGGCTCTTAGCCTGAATACGAGCCTGTTCTATTTGAACCTCTGCTTGCATCTCTTGTTGCTTAAGCTGTGCAGCTTGTTGTGCAGACTGTTGTTGCAACTGAGCGTTTTGCTCTGAAGCTTGTTGAGCCTGAGCTTGCTGCTCCTCTTGATATTTCTTTCTTCTTAAGACAAGCATTTGGTTAGCCATCTTAATATTCTTAACAGAGCGAATCATTATAGCATCCTCTAGTCTTAACTCTTTTTGAGCTAAGGAAACTTGAATGTTTTGCTCCATCATCTGCTTCTCTTCCTCGTTAGGTGCAACCTCTAAGGTAATACCAAATTCGTGGATGGATAGCTTCTTCATAAGGTCTATTGACTCCATTGAAGTCTCCCCAATAACATTAGAGTACATACTATGTAGACCCTTAAAGTTTATTAAGTCTTGCATACGAACAGTAACACTCTGAGATACTCTCTTAGTTACATTTAAGTAAGCATCATTAATATCTCTAGTTGCGTTATTTGATGCTAGAAGGGATAACTTCTGAACACCCACTAAAGCCTCACTAGATGGTTTAGATGCATCACGAGCCTCGTTAATACCAGTCACGTCACGAATCATCTGCATGTTATGATTATAAACTCCTATAAGGGTACCAAAGTCTCTACCTATACCATTCTCTAATTCTTGTATTGGCATAGCCCCTGTCATTTGACCTTCATCATCTATACGTCTGTAGTAGATGTTACCAGTTTGGTCATAAATCTCTTGAAGCTCCATAGGGGTAAACGTACCACCATCTCCCTTAGATACATTCTCTAAAGAACCTATCTCAAATGCAGCACCCTTTGGTCTAGCCTTAGCTAGTGTATGTTGTATCTTAAGGTGAGCTAATTGTATCTGGTCAGCAAATGGAATCATTCTATCAACTAAAGAACGACTCTTCATCTTGTATAAGTTAGGTTGGTATACGATATAAGAAAGTCTAGTCTCAGATAAGTTAGACTTAGTTCTAGGCATATCCTTCATTAAACCATAATCAAATACGTAATCAGAACCTACAATGTATTTACCTGTGTATACAACCTTTACCGTAGAACCAATAGATTTTCTATTAGTCTTAGAGTTCTTAGGTTGTTTGTAGTTGGATGGTTTTTTATTTACTGAGTAACCACCCTTCTTATTTTGTTTCTTTTCGTACTTTAACTCGTGACTTGTCATAAACTCAGCATCTAATACGTTGATGCTAAACTTATCATAATCATAAGTGTTATCTCCATTTTCGTAGTTAGCTGTAGTATCAAAGTACATAGGGTTGTTATTTTTACCTGCGTACTCGTTAGCTATCTTAATATAATCTTCCTCACTAAACTGATCTCCAGCCTGTTGCTTTAAATCAGCAATAGTCATAGAGTATACCTCACCTGCATGCTTCATGTTTTTAAAGTCAGCAGACGAAGAGAAAGATGTAATTAAATTTGAAGGGTCTACATATCGAATGCTAAGACCACTTGTAGGAGATAGGTCCGTTTTAGCTGCACATATTCCTAAAACAACAAGATCACGTATCATGTATCTTTTTACCTGATCGTAATCGTTTATATTTAATGTGTACTCAATTGCTTTCTCTAAAGCTATCTCAACGTTTTGCTTATAGTTTAAAGCCATAAACATATCAACCTCTTCAGAGCTTTGTGCTACAAAACCATTTGGAGCTAAAGGTATACCAGTCTCATCCTCTAGGTTCTCTAAGAAGTCCTTAGATAGCATATCCCCAAGCATTTGCTTCTTCTTCTCTAACCTTTTGTTAGCTGCGATAGGGTCTATAGACTCAGCCTTGACATCGTACTCTTGATTAACCATCCCATTAACGATAACGTCAACGAACTTAGGTATGATAGATACAGGACTCCAATCTATATTAAGATAAGAAGTATCTCCCTGTACATCAAGTAAATCTTTATACTTACCAATATCTTGATTACCCTCAGCATAGCTTCTATTCCTAGAGTACCTTAACTTTTTATCTCTAAAGTATACGTCACTGTTATTGTGCCAATCGTAGTACATTGTTTTAAAGTACTGTAACCCATAAGCTAATGAAGCTTTCTCCTCATTTGTAGACAAAGGAGAAGGGTAACCGTATGACTCTTGTTTCTTGTTAAGCATATCTATTTTATTTTTTTACTAAACATCCCCTTGTTAGAGTACTTCTTAACTAAGGGAGATGATACCTTTAATTCTTTTTTTGGTTTAATGTATTTTTGAGAAGCTAGTAAAGCTAAAGATGAAGAGATACTAGCATCATACTTTGTTCTGTTATCTATTTCAAATCTACTCCAGTCATCAAGCAAAGTATTAAAATAACACCTTCCCATCTCTCCTGTATCAGACTTCATACCCACGTGGTCATATATATAAGTCGCTATAGCTTCTGCTTGAGCGTTTATAACTGCAGCTCCAGAACCAGGTATTCCCTTTGTCTTTTGTCTTCCTCTACTCCACTCAGTGTGAGTCATATCTGGTCTATCCATTAGGTATTCATAGTAACCTCTATTCTCAAAGTACTTTAGTATACCTACCTTGTTATTCTCAACTAATATCTGACACCCATAGAACACACACATTTTAATCATGTCTTCGTAGAATATCTCTGCCTTAGGCGGTCTATTAATATACTCACACACAAACTGCATAGACGCATCACTTGACATGCTAAACTTATGAAAAACATGAGCAGCAGCATCAGATCTCCTACCATCAGTAGTGGTGTCATGGTCATAAGGGTCACAACCTGCAACCAATTCTCCTGACCTTCCAGGGAATTTTTTATTGTACCTAGAAGAGACAACGTTTTGATTTTGAGTTTCTGGAACCCAAGTAATCTCCCACTTGCCTTTTCTATGAGGTATCCATATAACCTCGCTATCCTGTGCTCCATTCTTCCAAATAAACTCACCCTTTGTTGTGGGAGTATTGTTAACCTCATTGTAATCCATCTGTTGATAGATTTTTTCAACGTCAAATATACAACTTTGAGTGTCATTTCTAAAGGCTTCCTCTATAGTAAATGGAAACTGTCTTTTAAATTCTGATAACGATGTCGTATCATTCTTCAAAGCATCCCTTCTATTTTGGATATAATCTTTAGCACCAACATCAATAAGCATCTCATCCACACCCATTACAGGTTCCTTAGGGGTCTCTATTACAGAGTTACCATACTCATCAATAAAACCCTCTAGATTATCATAAGCTGGTATAAACAACTTATATAACCCACTCTTAGTTCTACCATTCAAATCTTTCTCCCCCATGTCGGAGTCGTAGAATATATCCTTATACTCTGACCCACCATCTTGTAGCTTATTTGCAGTAGACCCCATTAAGCATTTACCTACAATCTTTCTACCTAGTAATAGACAGGTTTGAGTTACACTCCAATTCTTCTTTATAGAATTTTGACCAATCCATTTAGCTGCCTCGTCATGTACTAGAAGTTTAAGCTTCTCACCATCGTAACTATTATCTCCAGTGTTTTTCCAATCTATACTAGAGTTCAAGGCTTCAGAGTTTTCTATATGCTTTTGATTCTTTGTAATCTTCTTAGCAGGTTCTCTAAACGCAAGCTCTACACGAGGGTTACTAGAACCATCTTGTATCGGTTGAAAAAAGAAAGGGTAGTTACGATATATACGCACCACCTTATCCGTAAACATAGTTTTAGCATCTGCCCCAGTCTTTGATAATATACCAAACCTACTCTCGTAAGTCATTGTAGATAAATTAACTGTCTCACTACTAGCCATATAGGAAAAACCACTACGTCTGTTTTTAAGAAAACACATCCCGTAAGAGTTCTTATCTAATTTACACGCTTCCCAAAAAATAAAGAACGTCCTGTTAGCAGCCCTGTAATCAGGATAACCAACGTCTATCTTACTCCACTGAATAAACATATAATGCGATCCAGTGATATACGTAGGAACTCCGTTGTTATAAAACCATAACCCCTCCATTCTACGCCTAAACTCTTCCTCTATGTAATCTACAAAGTCAGAAGCGTTCTCCCTTGTTAAAGCTTTAGGTGGTTGAAGTCTAGTCCACTTCTGCTTTGCTTTGGGTAAGTCGTGGTAAAGTATATCTTTCTTGTACCTAGGTTTTTTAGGTAAGACAATTGTTAAATTGTCAAACTCCATTACCTCACCATGACTGTCTTTACTTAAATATATCGTATTACTTTCTTGCATACTTCTCTGCAAAAGAGCCTTTGAAGTCTTTCTTGTCCTCTATTAAGGACTGACCATCTTTTATTCTATCCTCAAGGTTTTTTATCCCTAAAAGAATCTCTTGACAGTCTTCAAAACATTCTCTCTTTGCTTTTATTGCTTGTCTTCTCTTTGCGTCATCCTCCTCCAGTAAAGGTTTACTTATCTCCTCTATAAGAAGATCAATAGCTCCCTTACTTGCTTCTATAAGCCTCTCTAAGGTCTCTAGAGCGTAATTCTTACCATTACTCTCCATACGAAGCTAACACGTCAAAATTACGCATTCTAAGGAGTTTCACACCATCTATATCCATATCATACTCAGAGTTCTCACTCCACATGACTCTATCTCCCTTCTTCACTCCTTGCTCCTTCATCCAGTCATTAATAATAACTGCTCTTCCATGAAACTCTACTTCAGACGCTGATGTCTCTAAAAATATTCCAGACTCAGATTGCTCTGGTTCCTTCATCTCTTGCTCCATAAAGTTCCAAACACCTACAGGGATATACTCTTCACCTCTTTTGATAAGGTATATCTGTTCTGCAAAGGCTTGATATATATTATCTTTATCAGCATGCTTAACATGGTTTACAGGTGTCGCTATAAAGTGGTGAAACCAAACCTTATCACCCTCCTGTATTCCTGTATCTTTGGTATCCTGTATTGGTGTTTTATACACCGTCCCATACTGTCTAGCTAATTTCATAGGGTCGTAAGATGTATCTCTGTATATCTCTTGACCGTTTAACATTAACGTATCCTCTGTTTCTTTTTCTACTTCTATCCAGTAGAGGTCTTTAATTGGCTTCATCTTTTTTCTTTTAATTTACTTTACTTCGTAGTCATCTAGGACATCTGTGTTGTATTCTATAGCCGTTGGCTGAGAGAAAAACCTTTTCCAAGGTCTAGAAAATTCCTCTGTCTCTTTCTTTATGTACACGTCATACACTACCTGTTGGTGCTTATACCAAGCTGCTTCGTCTTGTATGATTGCTGTTATCTTTAAGGAGCCTCCTAACATCTTTTGACCTACCTGGTAAGTCAAACCCTGCTTTAAGTCCCCTATAGTTATCTTTCTTATAATAGGGTTTATTGTTTCCATTTTAATTTAATTTAATTCCTTTTTTATTCTACTCGTATAAATCTCTTGATAATTTAACATATCCTATTTGAACACCTTTAGATGATGCTGCATGAGCCTGTACCCCAATAAAAGGCAGTAAGTTTATATCATCTGTAGTAGCTAAAGACTTTGTGGTTTTAACTGATTGTCTAACACCACCTGCAGTTGTTGTCGTAGGTGTTGATGTTAAACCGTATTGGATATTATTTACAAAAACACTAATCTTTCTATTCTCGTCAAAAACAATACGAAGTCTATACACTGTACTTGCAGCAACTGCAATTCCTAAATCTGTAATATAATCTACACCAGCAACACTATATACAAAATGTAAATTAGCGTTAGTAGTTAAATCTCCTTGGTCATCATCTGAGGCATATAAAAAGTAAGCCTGATTTGCATCTGTATCGTAAGTTCCAACCTCAGTTAACTTTAACCCAGCCCAGATTGAAGTATCAGCAATAGAGCTACTAGTAGATATGGCTGTAGAAAACTCTGTTTTATTTTCTGTCCCAAATCCTACAGAAGACCATGCTGAAGAATCAAAGCCTGCTGGTAACTCAGCGTCAGCATCCCTTGTTGCTAATATACTTTTATCGTTATCTGTAGTACCTGTAATTAATTTTATACCAGCAAAAGAACTATCCCTTCCTGTGTTAGCAGATATTTGAGTAGACCCACCGTTAGTCCCACTTAAAACAAAGTTTTGATTAGGAGTTATGTAAGGATCTATAATAAAGAATAACTTAAATGTTTGGGATACTATATCAGTACCATTAGTACCAAGACGTATCTTACAAGAGCCATCTGCAACATCATGTACTAACACATTAACCATAGCATTATCTGCTATTGTTCCTGCCTCGTGAAGATTCACTAAAACCTGTGATGATGTTCCAAAAATATGATTATTAGTAAATGTAAACTCTACAGTATCAGTAGCAGCTAAGTCTACAGCCTGCATTGTTATAGTTCCTAACTTAGCATCAAAAACAACCTCCGATGTAGCACTTGTTGGTTGAGTTACAGCAGGAGTCTTTAGACTAGGTACTTTCTCAAACCTTTCTATAAGCTCATACCTATCATCAGATTGAGATAAAGTTCCAGATATATTAAGGTTACCACTTTTATCTAACTTCATCACGTCTGCTCCTGATGTCCCGAAGGTCATAGAGTCGTTAGAGTGATCATAAAATATCTTACCTACATCATTGTCGTTAGCATCACCAAAGTAAATGTTACCTGATCCTGCTGCACCTGAAAGTATAGATAACCCAGAGTCTCCTGAGTTTTCTAATATTAACTGGTTAGCAAAAGAACTAGCAGTAACTGACCCAGCACTTACAGACATAACATGAAGTAGACCATCAGGTTGAGTTCCT